TGCGCTTATCGCCATACAAAATCCGCACTTCAGCGCCGCTTTGGGACTTGAAAACCTTGACGGGATAATCGCCCGCATCAAAGCTTCGACTTGTTGGGCGGATTGAAGGGAAGGCCATTAGTCTTGCTGTGCTCCAATAATCTCAAACTCGTTATCCGAGTCTAAAACGTCTCTTGCGATAACGCTTCTGTTCTCCGCATCCACCGGATAATTGCTTGCCTGAATTGTCACGATCCCTTCTTGATCGACATCAATTGCTTCAATTTGATAGACCTGAGAATCCTCGTTTCCATCTTGGATTGAAAACACCGTATTTCTAAGATTTTGAGCCACGCCACCTGAAATCACAAGTTGCCCTTCAGATACAGTCTGCTCTTCGCGGTCCCAATAGTAAGCATTGAAACTGCCGTCGGCTATGGGTGATGCAGCTACCACCGTTCCATCGCTTTGAATAATCCCATTGTTGGCGGGGTTGTATGGACTGAGCTTGCTTGCAACACGGATATACTGTCCTGGTGCAAGGTCTAAACCCCACGGCAACGTGCGGAATGTGATTGTGTGCGTTTGATGCTTGCGAACCGCCAAGAAATAACGTGCCACGCGCAAGGCGTGTTCGGTGCTGGTGATATGGTTTAATTCAAATTCTTCAATCGCCAAATCGCCTTTGTCTGGCGTGTCGTATCTGACAATTACCGTCTTTTGTTCGGGGAATTGATTGGGGCGCGAAATGCGATAAATGATTGCTGCTTGGAATAGCTTTCTATTTTCTAGCTCCAGCCAAGTAATCTGCAACGAATCTTCAATGATGTTGCCCTCAGTAAACATGGCTGAGATCAAAATCGGGCGTGTTGTGTCGATCACACCATCATCGTGATAAGGCAATGCAGGTTCAATTGAAAGCCTCCCGTTCTTCAATGTGCTGTAGCATAAAACGCTGGGGGCAACTTCCGCCAACCAAGAGCGCAAATTCACCGGCTCAGCAATTGCGTCATCAAAGAACAGGCGATTGGCACGGAGATACCTGCCGGTTGTAACAAGCGAATCACGGTCAACCAAGTCAGCGTTGATAATTGAACCAACACCCGTGTCACGGTTGGTAATTAGATACCACAACAAATCACTCAGCAGATTGCTTGGGCCTGTATCACCATCCAGCAAACGCTCCACTTCAAGACCGTTTTTCATGTAGCACCGAAGCTGATCTAATTGCGTAAAATTATCGCTTGATTTTAATTTCAGTCCGACAACAGCACAACCTTCATACTGTGGGATCCGGTCTTCAGCCAACGATTCATTGACATATATGATTTCGTGTTCCGGTTGATCATCACAGCTTCTGGTAATCATGTCGCCATAATGCGACACCTCCGCAACACCGCTGTATCGCTCAAACAGGCGCGTGACAGTCTGTGGGGTGTCAAACTCTTGATAAATAGTCGGCCTTGTTACGCGATAAGTAAAGCCAAATTGAACGCCATTTAAGTTACTAGCGTATTTAACAAAGGTTTCACCATCGCTCCAATTGCCGGAAAAGTCATGAACGTCAACATTTACGATGCGCCACCACTTGTTTCTAGGCGTCGTTTCATAGTTCCTTTCGTACGCTTCAACAACAAGCTCCATGTTGACTGTTTTATTTGGATCCCTTGTATACTCCCATCCGTTTTTGGTGCGACGTGTCCCAACCGGCAGATTGTCAAAATAGGGATCTTCGCCAAAAAACAATGACATAATATTGCTTAAAGTGTTATCCCTGATGTTTTCGCCAACGGTATAGCTAGATGCGTTTTCCAGCGATATTACACTTTCCAGCACTACGTCAATCTTTTCTGGATCAGGAACAAAACGTCCATACTGCAAATTAACTTGACCGGTTTCATCAAAGACTAGCTCGGGCACAACCGCCATTTGCGGATGCGTGAAAATATCGCGTGGCTTTGCAAAATAACCACGACCGCCAATCGTAAACGTACCAAGATAAGTGTCAAAATTCCAATTCTTAAATGGCCCCTTGCCGCCATCAAGTACAAATACATCCTCTTCGCCAGAACTTTGCTGCGTCGGAATTGCGCTATTAAAAGGACGCAACCTATACTCAAGCTGACTTCGGCTTGGGTGCGTCACGCGAATAAACGAATAGATGTTTACAGGAATGTTGCCAATTACGGCAAAAAGATACGGTCCAAGGTTTGTCCATCCTTCGTTTTGCGTATTCTGCGTGTAGTCAGTGTTATCGCTATAACGCACATCTAAGGCAAACAATGAAATGCGCCTTGAGTAGAGCGTCATCTTGCCTTCACGCAAAGTAATATCGTCTTCATTGCTTTGCACCATGTAATACGGTGAAGGCAGCGTATTGAAGTTGGTAAGATTATTAAACTTTGTCCACACCTGAGACCTGATGCCGATTTCTGTTACATCACAAGCCCGAGTGTTCTGAAACGTGCCAATCTCGTATTTCAGGATCGGGTAGAACGACTCTTCAATATCAGAAAACGGCAGGTATGAATTTCTTGAAATAGCCTGTTCGTCTACAACACCGATCTTGCGCTGGTTGCGACTCCAAGCTTCAAGGCAGCGAAGACGGACCCGATAGCCATCATTAGAATGCACGTCTGGGTCATAACGATCCAACGGGCGATCAATGACTTCCCAAGTGGAACGGCCAATCATAAACGTCTGGCCGACTGCAAGTAGCTGATCATATCGCTGCACCTCGCTGTCCATTGTTGAACGAACATCACTTAAATCAGCCGGACGGAGATCATGATCTCCAACGGCTGGAAATGGCTCTGATTCTTGACGACCTTTTCCAAGCAATATGACGATTTCATCGCCAACATTAACCTCGACCTGTGTCGTCAAATTGCCCCACTTTTCTAGAGTCTGTTTGTTGGATACCTTTGAGTCCTCAAGAGTGTGCGTAACAGTGGTGATCGCCCCAGTGCTGCCGTTGACGTGTTCAATAACACCAACGCGGCGGCAGTAATTTACGCCTGTACCGGGCATCCCCGCTTTTGTCCTGCCGTCAACAAGATCCCCGTTGCCATAGGGATGCGTTTTCATCAAATAACCATCAACGTATTTGCGCTGTTCTGTTAAGGCTTGGTCGCGCTGCTTGTCATCCCAGCCATCTAAAATGGAAAAGATCCGCCAATCAGGCCGAATCGGCGTACCGTTTGGAATGCCTGAATACACCCCAAAACGAGTTTGTGAATTTGGGGTAAATGCACCGGAAAATGCTGCCTGGTTTGCGCCAACACGGGTAGCAGCGTAAAACGCTTCATCGTTGTCACCACGACCATCATCAATCGTGAACTCGCCATATCGCAAGTTATACATGCGAAGACGGCTACCTTCACCTAATACCTCGTAACCACCGTTCCAGTAAAAATCAAAATATGTGCGATAGATCCCGTCAAGCGCATTGTTGCCTAGAAAAATACCAGCAAGCTCAGGACGTGCCATGTTGCCTTGCCCTGCAATGCCAACCACTTCTATGACTTGATAACTGCCCCAACTTTTCATGCGGGACCACACCAAAGGTGGCGAGATCAAAACACCGCCGGTTTTTGCTGTTTCGTCTCTGCGTGTAAAAACAATTGGGACAGTATTGCCATAAGCGGCAAGTTCTTGAAGCGAATCAAAACCGTACGATGGCGTAAAGATTTCCGTGCCAGTGCGGCTGCCAAGCTGACGTGTCCTAAATTCCCGTTGGCGCCCTACTGTTGGTGCTTTTGGCTTTAAAAGGAATGACGCTGCCGTAGAAGCTAGCCCGACAACCAACGAAATGATTGCAATTGTTTCTGCTCCTGTATTTCTAATGTCAGGAATGTGTGCATATGCTTCATCGCGCTCTTTAAGCTTGTACCTTAATTCAGCAGCAAATAATCGATACTCATCTTCACTGCACCCCAGTACATCAATCAGCCGCTTTTCGTACGGAAGCAGTGGCTGCACGACAGCTTGCCTATGGGGCACCATGCGACCGCCATCAAATGCTGGTTGACGTACAGGCATCCGTTGCTCCAAGTGACCGCAAACGTAGCGTTAGCTTGCGGCAAAACTAATACATCACCATCATACTCCGCCATTTTGATCCGTCTTCCCCAGCACAGCAGATCACGACTGATGGCTCTCCAATTATTGTCGTACCATGATGCCTTAAAGTCGGGCGTGGCAATGCCTAGACGGTCTAGCACGTTGTAGACCAGATGGATGCAGTCAATTGCTCCGTCAGCATCCGTCCCATCGGCACCCAAGCGATATGGACGCCCAATCAAATCAATCACTGTACCCTGATTCGCGTGGTTAGCGGCAGACTGCCCACAAGCTGTTGCGTTAAACGCTTTCTTGGGATGTCATTACCGACTGCATCCAAGATTGACGCCATGCTGAGCTGAAGAGAAGTTGAATCCCATGTAGCCGTCACAATCTGCCCGATATAACGATTGATCAAGGTATAGTTCTCCTTGTTGGTTGGGTCGATCAAAACAGTTCTGACATTAGCCAGATAGCGTTCCTGTACAGCGGTTTCGGCCCAGCCACGACTTAATTCGTTGTTGGGAAACGTCAATGTCGCATCTTGATTTTCGCCGGATTTAGTTACGGTCATACCTGAAAAAATAAATGGCAAGAAACCAAAATAAGCTGGTACGCCAGTTTCTATATTAAAGAACGGTGCGTCTTCATTTATCCAATAGTTCTGAAACTTATAGTCGCCTAGCGTCGTTTCGCTGCGAAGAGTCAGATATTGAGCAAAAGCAAGAGATTCAGACATTAGAGACCAATCCGTTTGCGCTGTGTAGTGTTTTGCTTAAGTACCCGCAGTGTACGTTGCTGACCTTCAGCGGCGCCTCGTTGGGCTGCCTGTTGCATACCTTGCTGGAATTGCTCTGCTGTAACGTAATCTACATTGTTGATACGCTCCACGGTATAGCGTACATCGATTGGCTTGTCAGCAACAGCAACGCCGCCGCCGGGTGCTTCGGTTGTGCCACCCGCAGCCGTAGTTGCGCCGCTGCCAGATCGGCGGTAGCGGTTCATTGCGGATGACAACTGGTTATTGTTGATGACCTGACCGCTGCCATCGCGGTTCATTTGCAGAACCTCAGGCCCGTTTTCCCCGACGATGTAAGTACCGCCAGGACTAATAGGACCTCCATTAGCGCGAGTGCCGAAGCCTAAGGCGCTCAAAATACCAATGCCATCGCTGCCTGCTAAAGCATTAAGGCCAAACTTGATCAAGAAACTACCTAGCTGCTTTAGCGTGTCTTGCAAGATGCTGTTCCAATCAGCCGTACCATCGATCAAGCCATCAATCGCGCCACGTAGCTGATTACCGATGATGTCACCAGCACCCATCAATGATTCCTTGAGCAGATCTGTTTGCTCCTTGGCTTTACCAATTCCTTCGGCCAACGCTTCGCCCATGTTCATGCCTGCACGAACAAAAGGCTCTGCCGCCACATCCATTGCAAGCTGATTACGCAACCTCGCCTCTTCTATTAGACCTTGCTTCATGGCGGCACTAGCACCTTCCATCCGGTTTTCAATGTCTTGCCTAATTTCTAACTGATCAAGCAATAGTTGATTCATGATCCTATCGCCATCGGTAAAGCTGTTTTGCAGAACAATCTGAGCTTTTAATTTCTCAACAAGCTGATCTTGATTCCGCAAGTTAATGCGACGTTGTTCGGCTTCCCTTGCTGCTGCATCTGCTGCGCGTTGGGCATCTCTTGCTGCGGCTGCACCTGCACCTGCAGTTCTAGTTGTTGCGCCGCCGCCACCTCCCAATAGTTCAGGCACTTTAGGAGTTTCTAACGCAGGCGCCTTTGTTTCCACCTGAATTTGACCAGTTTCATATCCGTATCGTTCAATTAAATCACGAAAACGCTCGTCACGAAGTTGTGTAAATACAGCAGGATTAATTCTGCCACCACCACGCAAGCGGGCTATTTCTTCGGCTTCCCTTCCGGCTTGTTGAAATAATTGATTTCTTTGCTGTGCGTCAATGCCAAACTGCTGAATCCTGCGACCTGCAGACAATGCGTTGTTGATTGAGTTGACAACACCAATCGCTTGGTCAAGAATGGTTTGCAATGCTGGCGACAGCACTTGACCAAGTGCTTGCGCTGTTCTGGTAATGCCATCTTGCAAAGTGCTAAACTTGCCAGCCAATGTGTCTGACTGAGCAATTGCACCATTCGCGTATTTGCCGCCAGTGTTAGTAAGATTTTGCAATGCAACATTCACCGCCTCCGCGCTAAACCTACCTTTCTCTAATGCTTTTCTAAACTCTTCGCCTGTCAACCCATACATTCTTTGCAGTTCGCTCTGCAGATCGATGCCGCGCTCTTGCAATTGCAAAAGCTCTTCGCCTTGCAACCTGCCTTTGGCTTGGATTTGACCAAAAGCTGTTGCAATACCACCAAGATCTGCGCCTGTTGCACCAGCAACATCACCCAATCGGCGTGTGGTGTCAACAAGTTTTTCTGTTTCAACACCAAACGCTCTTAAACGCTTGGCTGTATCGATAAGTTCAGTGCTAGTAAATGGCGTCACTGCGCCAATGTCTTGCAATTGCTGGACAATCTTTTGAGCCGTTTCAAGGCTACCCGTTAAAACTTTAAGACTACGGGTTTGCGTTTCAAGCTCTGCGGTGCTGATAATGGTAAATCTTAATGCTTGAAATGCAGCAGCGGCAGTAACGATTCCACCAATGGCTTTTCCTAGCTTGCCGAATCCACCAGCGGCTTGGCTTGCGGCATTGCCGGCGCTTTTGAACTCGCGTTGGGATCTACGGAGATCGCCATTCATATTTTGAACGGCTTTCTCAACTTGCTTACTTCGATCCGCAACCAGCTTTAGCTTGGCCGGTGCGCCACGCGAATCAACATTGATTGCTACTGAAGCAATTACGGCCACTGCTCAACGCTCAGCGATACCGTCAGTCTATCGAATGCGCTACCATTGATGTGCCCCAGCGGATGCCAGTCCCTGAGGCGTGGTCAACTCACTACTACTGAGTCAACATGCGGAGTCTACCGCCAATCGGCACCCAGTTCAATCGGCTGACATTTGTTGGCACTGCAGATAAAAAGGACTATTGGCTTTTTCAGTGCTCATGCGGCAGCCCCCCAAAAGCTATTTATCGGTACAGCGTAATCAACAACAAAACTACTAGCTGTGGATGTTTTCACAAGCAAAGGATAGAGGAAACATTTGCAAAGCACGGAGCCGGAAGGGCAGGCAAGCAGACAAAGGCATTCCGATGCTGGTGCGGAATAAAACAACGATGCGACAACCCAAAGAGTTCTGACTACAAATACTATGGTGGCCGCGGAATTGGTTATTGTGAGTCATGGAAAAAATTTGAAAACTTCTTGTCCGACATGGGGAATCCCAGCCCAAAAGACACGATTGAGCGGTTGGACGTAAATAAAGATTACTCACCCGAAAATTGCATTTGGCTGCCACGCACGCTGCAAAACAGAAACAAACGAAACAATAGACTATTGACGCATGATGGCAAAACTCAAACAGTGGCCGAATGGGCAAAAGAATTGAATATCAATTATTCGACGATCAGAAGCAGGCTGAGATATGGATGGAGCGATAGTGAAGCGCTAACAGGTCGCTAGCGCCTTCTCCTCATAGCTTTTTCCTGCTCTTCATTTTGAATCGAAAAATAGCAACTCCAGATGGTTAGTTCTTCTGGGGTCACTTCTTGATTCAATTTTGCAAGGCTCATGCCAAGTTCTCTGGCTACGCCAAGCTGAAGCATGAGCCAATTGTCTTTGCGAAGTTGAGCTTTAAGTGCTTTTCATGTCAAGTTCTTGCTCCTGCTCTGGGGCTTGAATAATGCTTAACATTAGCTGCTGCAGATCAGCATCCAATACTTCCTCGCGCAACTCAGCTATCTGACCAGCTTGAAACAACCGATTGCCATTCTCGTCAAGCGCTTTGGTGACCAGCAAATTCAACGCAAAGCCATTAGCATCATCACCGTTTGGCATCTTTTGCGCCCGCTCGCGTTCTGCCATGCTGAGTGGCGCCACCCACATTTCAAAATCTGAGCCATCATTGAGTTTTACTACACGCTTTGTAGGCGTGAAATTCGCCGCCTTTTTCAGGCGATCCAAGGCGGACAGTTTGATGGAGCACGCGGGCATGATCGGAAAATATCCGGTTTGCTATTACTTTAACAACAAAAAAAGCCCCAGCAATGCTAGGGCCGTGTTCACCTTCTTGATTAGCTTATCAAGCACTCGTGCTGAAGTCAAAGCTAGGAGCACCAGTAGGACGGAAGGTGATTTCCACTTGCTGAGCATCGTCAGGATTGATGTTCAAGCTAGCGGTAAGCAGCACTGCATCCATGCTGATGCTACGGCTGAGAGCTTCGGTGCCTTGCTTGTCGGTATAGAGCTTGAAGGCGCAGCCAACTTGATTGCGCTGCAGCACATCTTCGACCATGCGGTTGCTCAGTGCAGCATCCTCATCGGTGACGTAAACGGTAGCGGTGCCGTTACCATCGGCAAAGCCAGGAATGTAAGCACGGAACGGTGCATACTGCGTACCAACTTGACCAATAGTAGTAACGTCGATTTCAGACCGGCTGATTTCAAAGCTCCAGCTTTGCACTTGGCCGACAGCGGCGTAGTCGGCATAGGCAACCTGAAACTCATTGGGAGCAGCAGCAGTGCCATCGTCGGTGATAGTGATGGTAGAACCACCAAGGCTTGCAGAAACCTGCAGCACGCCGGTTGCAGCGGCGTAAGCGATGACGTAATAGGTGGTGGCTGCGCTGATACCAGCAGGCAGGGTGCCGGTGCCTGAACCGCCGGTTTGAGAGTTAACAACGCTGAACACAACAGGATCACCGACCTGTAGATTCAGGTACGGTTGCACTGTGATTTCATCGGCAGCAACGCTGACGTTAGACTCACCGAACGTACCGGTGGTCCCTGCGGGCTTGTAGTAAAGAGCGCCGGACGTACCGGACAGAACGGTGACGGCCATGATAGGGAAAAGAATGAATGGCTACGGTCAGTCTAAATACCCTTCAAAGGTTATGGTTATTTGCGTCTGGAAGTAGGCAGCTTCAGGTTCGGATGGTGTAATGACGTTTGGGCCTGATGCGGCGTCAAAGATAATGCTGGATACAGTTTGACGATCAAATAAATCCTTGATGCGTTCTGCGATGGTGTAGTTTGCTGCTGCACCAATACCAACAGGCGTGAACACATTGATTAGAAGCACACCGTTTTGCTTATTAAAACCAGTGCTAGGGCCAATTAGAGTGGCGTAGCTGTTTTCACCGAACAAAAGTGACACCTGAATCCATGGTGTGTTGTTTGGGGGCGTGAATGGGACATTGGGATAGGCGACGGGATAAGACGGCGCTAATGCCATCTCAGTGGCAATACGGCCTTCAATAGCAGCGCGGACATCGTTATAGGTGCTACTCATGACTCTCTTCCGATACGAGCTGCATTCACTTTAATGAAATCTTTCATGTCTTTTTGAATGACGTATGGGATGTATCCCTTTTCAATCTGATTTCCTTTAGATCGCCATGTACCATTCCATGATGGCGGCAGGTTTTTACCAGTCAGCACCGGCTCGACATATGGCAGGTTGTTGTGGATGCTATAGACGTTGCCTAGTTTCTCTTGGGAATAGTTAATTCGATCTGGTGGTGTGATAGCTGAAGAGTATTGACCTTCAGGCTTGATGCCACCAGATGCTGAGTTTTGACCGATCTGCCAGCTTACACGCAATCTGCCTGTATCAATAGGGCTAGCTTCTTTGACACGCCGATCAGTTTCAAATACGGCAACACGCAGCAATTTTTCATACTGCCCTTCGATATAGTTACCAATCTGCGATAGCGGGATCTCGCGTGCCATTATGCCCTCAAGATCAATTCGTAGGTGATTGGCTGATTGTCCTGCTCGATCGTGGCGATGCGGACAATTTGAAAGACCTGTCCCTGAATTACCAATCTATCGGCGGTTGTAGGCGCTGCGCTTACATCAGCCGCTGCAATCGTCAGCCTGCGATCACCAGCCTGAATCAGATCACCAACTTCACGCGCATTCACATCTTCTAGCACACCTTTGATCGTCACATCAGACGTAACCTCTGATGCCGTACCGGTCGTCGGGTTGTAAACGCCAGACGTTACAGTACGCAGCGTGACATCACCACCAAACTTGCTCATCAGCTTGGTAGCGGTTTTCCGTAGCGATGCTGCAAGTGCCATCAGACGCGATAAGCGATACAAGCACCATTCTGGAGCTGGATGCTGGTAAATACACCGACGAGATGAAAACCTGCTGGCATCGTTTCACCATTAAGGCTATTGCCCGTGTAGTTTTCTGATACCAGCGTGTTGATGGTCGTGTTTTCATAGAAGTCGATATGACGGAATCGACCGGTATGGGCCGCAGAATCAGTGATCACCTCAGCACCCAAGGTGTAATCAGTTTCAGCAGACTGCCCAAATCCTTTAGACATGATCAGCTCCGTTTGACAGCGATGTTACCTGGTCCACTTATTCTAAGCCCAGTCAGGTATCGTTCAACCATTGGCGGGATACGATCAGCACCAGTAGCGCCATATTGATTGGGCGTCACGTCGATGCTACCGATTTTGACGTTCTTGTAATCTTCCAAGCCTGATAGCCCGATGCCATCCTTGTTGTTGTTCAGGTAAACCGCCAGCGTGGCTTGAGCTTCCTTGATCTGCTGCGGGATCTCGGTATCCGTGAAATAGTCAGTGGTAATCCTGAAAGGAAACCCAACCGCATAAGTGTTGATGTAGGTATCAGGCTTCCGTACACCAGTGCGCGGCCACTGTAAAGCCTGAGTATCGGTAGCCCTTGCACCTAGATACCGTTCACGATCTAGTCGTTGCGTTGCGGTATAAAGCGCACGATTCTTTTGATCCGTAGTAGCTGTAGCCCATGCCACTACATCATCATTTTCGACCAAGCCATCAATGATGTCCTGCGCGTCACTCAGCGTCAGATACGAGTTTGCGTCGGCTGCTCCCGCTGTTGCGACGATTGTGATTGCCATTGGTCTTGGCCTTAGAAGGTTTAGGAGTTGGCGGCTCTAAGGAAATAGAGGCTACTGCCGTAGCAGCAGCCTCACGTTCACGCAGTCGCCTAAATGCGAACAACCCCATTATCAAGCTGCAGCAGCTTTAATAATGGCGAAGTTCAGGACGATTGCTTCACCAAGAGATCCAGCGGAAGCATTGCTAACAGTGATCTTGAAGGATCCAGCAGCAATGGTGTTAGCTTGCACCAGATAAGCACCAGCGGTACCGGCAGAACCGTGGTTCACCAGGACCACATCACCAGCAGCCACAAAGCTGTCGGTAACGGTGAAGGTAACTTCAGCACCAGCAGCCAGAGCTGCATCATGCATGGTGACTTGACCGCAGGGCTGGTTCAGAGTCACACCAGTGGACTTGCTAGTGGCTTGGGTCACAGCGCCGCCAGAGACGTAGCCGATTGCCTTACCAGCAGTAGCTTCAAAAACAGATGCCATCGTTAGGGTCCTCCTCAGTCGAAGTTAGAGACGTTGGTGGCACGCACGATGCCGATGTTCTTCAGCTCATACACCTTGGTCCAGTTACCAACGGTTTCGAGCTGAGTGCGGGTCGGGTTAGTCACCGAAGTACTAAACCGTGAACCAACCGGGTGGTACACGTAGTGCAGGTCGATTGACATGGCATCGCTCTTGGCGAGGATGTCACGATCAGTTTCGGTCTGCATTGCCATCTGCTCACCGGAGGCAACAGCGCCTTGGGTGAAGAAGTAGGTGGCATACTCGGTGCTAGCACCAGAACCAGTGGTGTTCACGTCATCGGAAACGATCACGCGAAGACCCATGTAGGTCGGAACGCTAACCTCACCGCCATAAGCAGCGGCAATGGTGCCACCGGATTGGGTGGTGGTGGTGCCGCGAGCATCAGCAGTGCTGACGTAATCAATGGCACGACGCTCAACCAGGTCGTAGTAGACCTTGGAGTGCATGGCCACTGCAGTCAGCTTGTCACCCTGATCGCCAAGGATCGAACGAGCTTGAGCAACGTGACGGGGGGACAGTGCGGTAGGAGTGTCACCAGACTCGGAGTCGATGCAAAGATCGAAGAATGCCGAGTTGCTGTCGTTAGCGTTCAGGCTACCGAACACACCGCCGAGACAGGACAGGAGATCCTTTTGACGCTGGTTGGCGACATAATCGGCAACCTTGGCACCGATGGCAGCCATAGGATCGGAACCAGCAGCAAGAGCAGCAAGGTCACGAGCCTCAAAAGCACGACCACGATGCAGGATCACGCCTACTTGCTTGTCAGCAGTGATTTTGCCAGGAGTCAGGCTGCTGGAATCCGAGAGAACCTCGAAATCACCAGTCAGGTTGGCTTTCCAGAAGGGAACGTTGATGAAATCACCACCCTCGGTAGCATTCAGCTCAGCCATGGGCTGCACCACACCGGAAGCCAAGAAGGCATCACGCTGAGTGGTTTGCTCAATGACGTAAGGAGTAAATACCTCAGGGATGATGATGTCAGAGCGAAGGGTCGCC